AGCTACAGCTGGCTGGTGCTATAATTAATAGTTTTACTTCTAGACACGAAGCCAAACATAAAGTAGAGTAAGCCTATCATGTCATGATGGTTAATGTTAAAATAGAGGTCAGCTTGAGTGTCTGCTCAAGCTCCTCGGTTCTTTCTTGTATCATATATATTATATTGACTTACAACTAAAAAAGACCTATAAATAAGTCATAAATAATATGGTAATGTTTATGAGTTACGAAATTTTATCCAACATGGCAACAAGTATATCTGAGCTAAAGAAAAATCCTATGGCAGTTATTAAGAGTGCACAAGGTGATGCACTGGCAATATTAAACCATAATAAGCCCGTAGGATATTGTGTTCCTCCTAAAATATATGAAGCAATGCTTGATATAATAGACGATTTGGAGCTTGTTAAAATTGTAGAAGAGCGTTTACAAGAAGAAGCTATAGCAGTAAATATAGATGACTTATAAGTTATTATTTTTGCCATCTGCTAAAAAGGAATGGAATAAACTATCTCATGAAATACGAGGGCAGTTTAAAAAGAAATTAAAAGAAAGATTGGAAAATCCAGTTGTTCCCAAAGATAAATTAATTCGTATGAATAACTGTTATAAAATTAAGTTAAGGAGTAGCGGATATAGGCTTGTATACAAAGTGATAGACAAAACAATATCAGTTCAAGTTATTGCGGTAGGTGTTAGAGATAAACTAAAAATATACGATATAGCTAAAGAAAGGCTATAATCTTTTTTATGCTATAATACAAAATATCAATAACTAACTGACACTAATAGATATGAGTAGAGCTAAAAAGAACTGGATTGAATCCGCAGTAAAAAAACCAGGTGCATTACGTAAGAGTTTAAAAGTAAAAGCTGGAGAAGATATTCCAAAAAATAAACTAGATAAAGCTCTTAATTCTAAAAATAAATTAACCGCAAAACGAGCAAGACTAGCCAAAACTTTAAAAAAGTTTCACTAAGGAGATTTGATGTCGATTACTCAAATACTCAAACAATTTAAAAATGACGGAAACTTACTATCTCATATTAAGAACATTGGATTACAATATAGAGTACAAGCTTCTTTCCATGAATTCATCAAGCAAGCATGGTCTGCAATTGAAGGTGGTGTAAGTTTTGTCGATAGCTGGCATATACAAGCAATAGCCGAACATTTAGAAGCTTGTTATCGCAGGGACATAAAAAAACTCCTAATCAATATCCCGCCAAGAACAAGCAAAAGCACAATAGTATCTGTGATGTTTCCTGCTTGGGTATGGCTGCATAATCCAGAGGAAAAGTTTCTCTACTCTTCTTATGCTGGTTCACTTTCAATAGAACATTCCTTAAAATGTAGAAGATTAATAGAGAGCAACTGGTATCAAGAACGTTTTGGTGATTTATACCAATTGTCTCGTGACCAGAAAGCTAAGGGATTTTTTGACAACAATAAAAAAGGTACTCGTATAGCTACATCTGTTGGAGCAAGTGCAACTGGTAAAGGTGGAAATTTCTTAATAGTTGATGATGGCAATAATGTACAAGATGGAGAGAGCGAAGTCAAACGTAAGGCTACAATTGAGTGGTTAGATAGCGTATGGTCTACTAGGCTTAATAATCCTAAAAATGATGTGCAAATTATTATCCAGCAAAGATTGCACGAAGAAGATATTACTGGTCATATTATAGATAATGACATAGATAATGAATGGGTCAAACTAATTCTACCCATGGAATATGAGTATGTTCGCAAAGCACAAACTGTAGTTCTACCATCGACTAACGGCAAAGTTTGGCAAGACCCCAGAAAAGAAGAAGGCGAGTTACTATGTGAGCAAAGATTTTCGCTTGAAGAAATAAGGCAATATAAACATAGATTAGGCTCCTATGGCTATGCTGGCCAGTACCAACAAAGACCAGCACCAGAAGAAGGTGGGATTATTCAAAAATCATGGTTTAGATGGTGGAAAGAAGAAACTCCCCCTGAGATACAATTCATTGTGCAAAGTTGGGATACTGCGCTTACTGCTAATGAAATGTCCGCATATTCAGCCTGTACTACTTGGGGAGTATTCTTAGACCATAATTATATAGAGCATTTAATCTTACTTGGTATGTGGCGTGGGCGAGTTGAATACCCAGAACTTAGAGAAATGGCTAAACGTTTGTATTTTGACTACCGAGATAATGGCAAGGAACATAACCCTAAATTTAAAGGTAGGCAACCTGATTTATGTTTAGTAGAGGCAAAAGCTTCAGGCGACCCATTAATACAAGATTTAGCAGCAGGTGGAATTAGAGCAGTAGCATTTAATCCGAATAAATATGGCGATAAAATTCAAAGAGTTAGATTAGTTACTCCGCTTATAGAAGGAGGCAGAGTATGGCTTCCAGCTATGCATCCTAAATATAATTCTTTGCGTCCTCATGCAGAAGAGTTTCTAGAAGAGGTAGCCACTTTTCCAAATAGTACATCAAGAGATTTAGTAGATACCATGACTCAAAGTTTACTTAAATTAAAGGATGGGAAATACTTGCTTAATCCTAAAGATGAAAGGCCAGAACCTCCTGATTATCACAAACCTAAGAAAGTATATTAGAGATTAGATAGCAAATTACTCGTTACAATGAAAATTATCAACAAAATATTTTTGCATGATACACTTAATTTCATATTCATCCAGCTTCATCTGATGTTTATTAATATGTAATATGGGTATTTCAAAATCTCTAAATGCAATAATAACCTCAGAAGAACTAGCTTTTTTTGCATCAGTAACTATTGGAAAATAAATAGGAAAATCTTTATCAACATTTTTGCCAAAAGGTTGGAAAATATTACCTGATTTTTCTATGCGTATTTTATAACTATTAACAGTACCAACAACAAGATAGCCAACTTCCTTTCCAATAACAAAGAAGTCATCAGATGAATTTATTTTTTGAACAAGTTCGTCTATATCAGATTTAACTTCTTTTATGTCGGATTTATTAATTTTCTTAGCTTTTTTCGTCATTTTTTACCTGTGTTATAATAGTGAATAAGAATATTTGCTTAATATGAAAATTTCAACAGAAAATATCACACCTGTAGAAGAATTGGAAGACGGCTCTACTATTTATGAAGTTGGCGCGTCTGAAATAGAGCCAAATAGTGACAATAGTTTTTATGCTAATCTAGCAGAAGATATGACTGATAGTAGTAGACATAAATTATCTACCTATCTTTTAGAGCAGATAGATGAAGACATAGAAGCTAGAAAAGATTGGCTTACATCTGTACAGAAGGTAAAAGAATATCTGGGTTTTTCTTTGGAGGACTTAAAAGACATACCATTTGCCCAGAGCACTAGAACCTTTGATACAACGCTCTCTACTGCCCTTATTAGATTCTATGCAACAACTAGAGCCGAACTACTACCGCAATCAGGACCTGCTGGTTTTAAGATACGGGGAGAAGTTAGCGAGGAGTTAGAGAAAAAAGGTGAGTTGATTCGTAACTGGCTCAATTATTTTCTAACAGTAAAAGATTATGCTTACTATTCTGACTTTGAACGTTTTCTGCTTTACCTAGGGTTATATGGTAGTGGCTTTAAGAAGGTCTATTACGATAAGCTGTCAAATAAGCCAATAAGTAGATTTATAATGCCAGAAGATTTTGTTATTGATGGCGATTGCACTTCTGTTCTAGAGTCAGAACGCCTTACTCATATTCTTCACCTATCAAAAAGAGAAATTATCTTAAAGCAGCAAAGTGGTATTTATCGTGAATGTGAGCTTCCTTATTTAAAGGGTATTGATGCAAGTGATGAAGATGATGATACGGATAATAAGAAAAAAGATGGAATAGATTTAAGTGCTTATACTAAGCAGTCATTATTTGCTATCTATGAGGTGCACACTTATCTTAATTTAGAGGATTTTACTGATAGTAGTGATAGTAAAAACAGCACGGAAGTACCTCTTCCTTATGTTGTAACTATTGATAAGATATCAAAAGAAATACTAGCTATTAGGCGTAATTGGGATGAGCAGGACGAAGAAAGAAAACGCACTAATTATTTTGTGCAGTATAATTACCTACCAGGCTTTGGCGTATATGGTATTGGCCTTGCTCATTTGCTTGGTTCAAATGCTATTACTCTTACTAAATTATTGCGCCAGCTTGTAGATGCAGGTTCATTTAAGAACTTACCTGGTGGACTTAGAACAAAAGGCTTTAAGCAGCAAAATAATGATTTAATAGTAGGTCCAGGTGAATTCGTTGAGATCGATACAGGTGGGGTACCTCTATCAGAAGCCTTTATGCCTCTACCATATTCAGAGCCATCGCAAACTCTGCGGGAATTAAGGTTAGAGATAGTAGACCAGTGTAGGGAATTAGGTTCTACATCAGAGCTTGGCATGCTGGATTCTAAAGAGGATATACCAACAGGGACTATGCTTGCGGCTCTTGAGAATAATAATCGCATTCAATCAGCGGTACTTCGGTCTATCCATCATTCTTTAAGTTATGAATTACAGCTAATAGAAAAGCTGTTTAGAGATACTTTAGAGTATGAAGAATTTAGCTTTGGTAATAGTAATTCTGTTATTTCATCGGAAGATTTTATTGATGAAGTAAAGATAATTCCTGTCTCTGACCCATCAACTAACTCTAAAATACAAAAAATCATTAAAGCACAGGAGGTGCTACGTACCGCTGAAGCATCTCCAGATTTGCATAATATGAAAGAAGTGCTGCGTATTAATTATGAGGCTCAAGGTTTATCATCTGAGGAAATAGATAAGATACTACCAGCAGATGAGGAGCAAGAAATGCCGCCACTCGACCCTATAACTGAGAATATCAATATTCTAATGGGTAAAGGTGTTTCTGCTGCTATGTGGCAAGACCATGCTGCACATAAGATGGTACATGGAACATTTGCAGAGCAGCATCCAGAGTTACAAGCGCAAATTATGGCTCATATTACCGAACATGAAGCATATGAGTATTTGATTAAGATGCAGCAAATGATAGGTAGTGAATTACCATCACTTGAGGAAATACAAAATCCAGACATTCAGAATGCTATAGCTTTAGCTGCTGCTGGTGGAGTAGATGCTTCAGGAGAGGCCTCTAATAGCACTCAAGGTCCTATTGACCCTAATGAGCTTATTTTAGCTGATATCAGACAGAAAGAAGAAGAGGTAAAGGCAAAAGAGCGTATGGCAGATAAGAAGCTGGAATTTGATACATTCAAGACTCAATTAGATTTTGAAAAAGAAAAAGCCAAGATTGAGTCCAATGAAGATATAGCCGAATTAAAGGCTGAAACTGAACTTAAAAAATCATCCAATCAATAAACTTTAGAGGAAAATAATATGGATAAAAATATGAGAGCTGGTTTTCAAGGAAAGAAAGATGCTATGAGAGAATTAGCAGATAAACTAATGAATCATCCAGGAACTGCAAAAGATGTATACCCATCTGCATCTAGTGCTGATAAGGAGCAAATGAGATTATACAAAAAAGGTGGTCCAGTTAAAAAGTTTGCTGCTGGTGGAGTTGCTAAAATAAGGCATAAACAGGCTACTAAAAGCGGCGCACCACTTCCTGCTTCAAAGCAAAAAAGAGGTTGTAAGAATAAATAGATGTTGTTTGAAAGATTAATGCAGGAAATGCGGGAAGAAAAAAGCAATCTAGAGAAAATGATTTCTCAGGGTCAAGTAGAAGACTTTGCTGATTATAAGTTTCTTGCAGGTAGGGTCAGAGGACTTACAGATGCAATAGATATTTGTAAATATACATTTAAAAGGTACGACAATGAAGAATCAAGTTAAAGAAGATATTGGTATTGACTTAAAAACTTTTGATAAGGATGCAGAAATAGCCAAGTTCAAGAATATCAGGCCAACTGGTTGGAGTATAGCTGTTAGGCTATATACGCAACCGCAAAAGGTTGGAAGTCTATATATGCCAGATAGTTATAATGATGAGCAGAAATATAGAAACTTTGTTGGTTTAGTAGTTGCCATGGCTGATG